ATTGTCATAAAGAATATAAATAACAATATTATTTTAGTAATACCCATTCTAATTAATTAATATGAATATTTTTATATCTATTTATTCAATCTATCATTTTAATAAATTTTAAATTTTAATATATTAATAAAAATATGATATCAAATATAATATAAATTTAGAATAATTTTTATTTGAATAATCACCTTTCATTCACTCCACCTTTTCCATTATTTAATAATAAAATTTCAAATAAAAAATAAAAAAATAAAAAATAAAAAAATAAAAAATAAAAAATAAAAAATTTTTTATTAGATTTGTAAAAATCATATTAAGATAAATAATTTTTTACTATTTGTTTTTGTATTCTAGTTTGAGGACTTCCTAATCTTTTAACTTTATCTGAGAGAAATGACATATCTCTTTGTTTTTTCCATTCATTTCCCACTAATTCTAAAGCATCAATTCCTTCTATATTTAGAATATTTCCAATTACACAAGCTGCTAACATTCCAGAACGTCCGTGACCACCTTTACAAGCAATGTATATAACTCCTTCTAGTTTTAACAAACTATCTACAATCTTAGATAGTGTTTCTAGACTTGGTGCTTTACAATGTCTTATAGGGTATCTAAAATATTGTACATTATCTTTCAATGTAAAACTTAGGTTCTCTTTCTTTTCTGTTAAATCTATAATATAATCAACATGAAAACTAGGATATACTATTGATGGATGTATTCCATAGTATAAATTGTCAAGTAATTTTACACTTGACATTTTATTATATATATAAATACTGATTATATAATTCAAATTTTATTTGGAGCAAGCAACTCCGTTCTTACAATACCAAGCATTACCACCAAGTGCTTCAAATAGTAAATGTAGAGAAGAACCAGTTAAGAATAGTGAAATTTCCATCGCATATTTTTTATTCCAATCTTTACATACTGCTGGTAAATCACTTCCTAATGCTTTTCCTACTAAATATCCAACAAGCGAACCAACTACAACAGTAGCAACACCGACAACAAATGCTTCAATCAATAAAGATTTCATTTATTTTAATTAAATATTTTTATTAAATTTTTTATTAAATATTTTTATTAAATTTTTTATTAAATATTTTTATTAAATTTTTTATTTATTTAAATATTCAATAGTTGTAGTATAAAGTAACATACATAAAACTATCATCAATATAATAGAATAAATTAAAGAAGAAGATTTATAACTCTCATTTTTTTTATTTCTTAGATAAGAACGAATTATTATAATGTTCGCACAAATGCTAAAAAATAATATTAACATTGCTGGTACATAATTTTCCCCTTTTACTAGTATTATACTTAATCCAGCAAATATAGCATTAGTTCTTACAGATGCCAAGAATGTTCTGTCATTTGCTAAATTAGTTCTTTGAAATGCGAGTTCTAGTGAATTATCCATTTATTTAAAAATATTTTTTTTATTTAATATAAATGTCATTAGTACAAAAATATGGTAAATTAAATATTAATATTTTTAGATTTATTTGGTTAAATATATTATTTATAAAATCTTATAAACTTTTTAAAAAATATAGATATGATAGATTTCTTAATAAAAATTTAATTCTTCCTATTTTTTTAGAATTCAATAAAATTGAAAAATACGATTTAAGTATAATTAGAAAACCGATGGAATATGATATTAGATTATTTTTTATTTTTCAGATAATTTTCGATATTTTTGATATTTATTATGAAAAGAACACTTCTAATTTAACAAGTTCATTAGTACATCATTTTCTTGTAGTTATTGGTTTTTCTTTTGTTGTATTATTTGGAGATACTAGTCATGCTATACCGTTACTTATAACTACTACCACACAATTTACAGCTGCATATGCCTTTACTCTAAGAAAAATATTAAGATATATGAATACACCACAAAATATATATTTAATTCATCAAAGATTTATGACTTTTTGTCAAATTTTTATAAGAATTCCAATGCTTCATTATGTTATATCTTATGTACTTGATATATTATTTTATACAAATATCAACAAAAAATTACATATATTCTCATTAGTTGGTTATACTGCTCAATTTGTTAATGAGTTTGTTTGGTTAGCATATCCATAATGTCTATGACACCATATCTATGACACCATATCTATGACACCATATCTTGATTTCTTGAAAATATATAATTAGGACCTACATAGTTATCATGATCTGCTCCTTGTTCATCACAACAAAATATATTATCATCATCATCACAACCTTCACATCTAGGATAATTATTTTCATTAATAACTTCATAATATTTCTTATAACTAATTCTTTTTAATCCTATTGGAAATTCACAATATCCATTTACACATCCACCTCGTTTATTTGGATAATTTTTATTTTTTAAATAGAATGGACATTCTTCATCTTCAACACAAGGACTATCCCATTCTCGTATAGTTTTCTCATTAAAAGTTTGCTCAACTTGATAAATATCATCTACTAAACCAATATCTGTACCAGTACCTCCCATAAGTTGGTCTGCTACACATGATTCTCTTACTTTTATATTAACATATTCTCCACCTAATGGAGTTTCTATATTTTCTTCAAGTAAAATAAATAAAACTCCTTCATCACTTTCAGTGTCATTATCTTTTCCAGTTACAACTAAACCTTTACCATGCTCCATAACATAAAGAGAATCACCATATTCTAAACTATATTTTTTTATTGTATCATCTGTTAATTTTATATAATTACTATCAAAATTAATTATTTCATCACCTAATTCAATCTTCTTAGCATTCTCTACTAATATTGAATTATCTTCTATTTCACTTACATAATATAATTTATTTATTTCAAACTCTCCTATATTATATGTAAATATAAATCTATCATTTTCATTTATTGGTATATCATTAATACTTAATCTATTTACTCTATAAACTATTATATCATCATTTGATACTATTTCAGCATTTTTAAATTCTAATCTATCAGATGAACTAATTTGTTCATTTATTATAAACAACATTCCTTGCTCTTTTTTCTCTCCATCTTCAAATGTTTCAATTAAATCTGTAATAGTATCTTGCTTTCCTAATGACCATTCTTTACTTATTTCTGTAAAATCAAAATATTGTAGATAATAATTTATTTTTAGGTATTCATCAAAATAATCAAGAATACTAATATAATTTTTATTAAAATCTAAATCTTCTTTAGTTGTAAAAATAATAGTATCTATTTGTATTGTATTATGAATTATATTTTTATCTACAGATTTTTCTATTGTATAAATCTTTTTTCTATAAAAAGGGAAATAATATTCAAATAAATCTTTATTTACATTATTAACATTATTATATGGTATTAAATTAAAATCATTATTCTTTATCTCACTAAATAATGGATTTGACAATGTATTAAAATAAATAAATACATCAATATTATTAAGATTAAATAAATCTTCAGTTACATTATTAGTTGGTATAAAATCATAATTTTTTATAGATAAGAAATCCTTTTGTGATTTTATAATATTAATAGCAATTAATTTATCAGTTTCATTTAAATAACCAATTCTTAAAAAATCTGTAGTTAAATCTGAAATATTAGATTTAGTTACAAATAATAAACTTTTTGGTATAGTACATAATGTTAATGCTTTATAATCTTTCTTATAATATTTATTAAATGTATATACATCTGTATAATATAGATTATAAGGTTTTTTTTCTATTAAATCAAAATCATCAACTGATTTTATTAAAATACTTTTATCAAACCTATTTAAACTATCAAATTTAATAGAAGTATCGTATTCATTTTTATAAATTGTAATTTCTGGTATTTTTGTATCAATTACATCTAATTTTAAAATTGGTTCATTGTAAATATCTGCTACAAATTGTTCTTTTTTCTTTTTATTTTTATAAAAAATAATAAATAATATTAATAATAAAATAATTAAAATAAAAATAAAGTTATTCATTATTATATTTTATATTATATTATATTAATAATGAAATTTCTAAATAATCGTATAAGTTATTCTATAACTTTATATATTCTTATAATGGTTTTGTTTTTTACAATGAAACCTAAATTTATGTTCAATGAAGATGGTTCTATTAAGTCCTATGGAGTTAATGATGATAATAAGACTATATATTCATTAGGCGTTATATCTATAAGTGCTGCTATTTTGGCATTCTATTTCTTTTGTGTTGTTGATATAATATTTAAGTGAAAAAATTGGAATTTAAAAAATTGGAATTTAAAAAATTGGAATTTAAAAAATTGAAACCATAAATAATTTATCATAATAAATAAAGATATGTTCAAAACATATATTGATAATTATAACTCAAAAGAGAATCAAGAATATTTAGATTTAATACCAACTATATATGGCTATAAAGAAAAACTACTTGATAACAAAAAAGAAGAATATTTTTATAGAGAAACAGAGAAAGATTATCACATTAAATATAAGAAATTTGAAGTTAAAATAACTAAACCAGAATATCAATTAATTGAAAGTAAACTAAATGAATTAAACAATGAAAAAATTAAATTATTATTTGATTATAATAATCTAAAATATAGAATAATTAATGAAATTAATTCTGAAAGTGATTTTGATAAATATAGTAACGTAGTTGATAAATTAGTTAAAATAGATGAAACTCTTGATAATTTACACGAATATTACAAAAAAGTTAATATAAAAAATATAACGAATCATTCAAAGAATGAAGATAAATTAAAAAATATTAATGAAAAAATAGATGAACTTAATATTAAATTTAAAAATGATATATTCAAAGATGATATTGAAAAAAGAAAAGCAATAGATATTTATAAAAAATTATTAGATGAAAAAAAAGATATTAGAAAAAATTATTATAATGAAGTGAATTATATTTTATTAAAAAAACCAGTTATTGAATATATTACAAAAGAGAAAATAGAAAAAATAGAAAAGAAACCTAAAAAATCTAAATCAATGCCAAAAGGTAATGAGGAACAAATGAAACGTTATAAACTTAAGCAGAAAATTAAAGAGAAAAATGCTAAAAAACAAAAAAATGGAGAAAATATAGAAGATACAATTAAAAAATTAGAAAAGAAAATTAAGAAACAATTCTTTGCTGAATTTAATTTTAAAAATGAAGAAGAATGTAGTTCTGGAAGTCATAGTAGCGATTATTTTACAAAGAAACCACAAATACTAAAAGTTATTAACAAGTATCCAGATATTAAAAAATTAATGCCCAAAGGATATAATAAATTATCTAAAGCAGATATATGTAAGGAATTATATAAACTATAATTTATTATGATAATATTTATAGAATAAAGTATTAATTACAAATGTTATAAATATTAGTGTTAAGATTTTACTCAATTCTTTAGCGATTTCTTTTTTATTTTTAAAACGTTTATTATAATCATATAATAATAATCCTAATCCAATTACACAAGATGTTATAAAAGCATTATACACATTACTACTATAGAATAATACTACTAAAAATAGAAATTGAATACTAACTTGTGATAAAAATGTTTCTAAAAATTTATTATATGCTATTTCTGAGTTATTATGCTTCATTGATACGTATATAGAAAAACTATCATTAATTGGGTCAGTTAATAGTAATGATAATAAGGCACCAACTGCCGTAAATTTAGGAGTTTTTGTAGCGTAAAATCCAGCAAGTAATGCGAGTATTGTAGAAACACCATTTGATATACCAAAACCTTCTGAATTTAATAAACTTTTAGCAGATTCTTTATTCACAGAATCTTTATTATCCAATATAGTTGTTTCATCAGAACTCATTTTAATTTTACAATATAATTTTTTATAAATCTTATTATAAATAAATGTTAGGAGATAAATTAGATTTTAAATATTTTATAATTTCCTTTGCTATTGGAATGTGTGCGGTATATTTGTATCAACCTAAAATGAAAATTGTTTACAAATTTCCAAATCCAAATAACTTAGATAATATATATACTGATCAAAATGATGGATGCTACAAATTTAAGATTGAAAAAAAGAATTGTGATGAAGTAGATCCTAAAGAGATTCAAGAACATCCAGTTTTAGAAGATTTTAAAATTAAACTAAATAAAAAATTTAATTAAAAATTTAATTAAAAATTTTATATTAAAAATTTTATATTAAAAATTTTATATTAAAAATTTTATATTAAAAATATTGTTTTAAATAAAATGATTGATATATTTTCAACTCCATCTGGAAAAAAAGTGGCATCTATTATATTAGGAATTGGACTAGCAACAATGTTTCGTCGTATTTGTACTAAAAATAATTGTTTAATTATTAAAGGACCTAAAACAACTGAACTACAAAATTACTATAAGATAGATAAAAACTGCTATAAGTATAATGCTTATCCTATAAATTGTCCAGATAAAGTATAATTATTTATACATACTTATTTATAGGTTTCGTTTAAATCTAATAATTTTTTAATATAATATTAGTAAATATGGCAACTAGAAAGTCTACTAATATTAATGAATTACCAAGTCTAAATAGTTTAGCTAATCAAACTGATGAAGATGATGCTATTGCTGAAGTATTAGAAGAAATTGAAAATGAAAATAACGCTACAAATAATTCTCCTTCTCCTCCAATGGAAACTATGCCACAAGGTCCTTCTATGAATAATATTCCTAAACCAATGCCTCATCCAATGCAGAATCCTATGCAGAATCAAATGCCAAATCCACAAATGCAACATCCACAAATGCAGCAAATGCGTCAAAGACCTATGAGAGTTATTTCTCAACAAGTTCCAATGATGGCTGCTATGCCAGCTCCTCAATTAGACCAAAATTCTATTCAACAAAATGTATTAGACCAACTTAAAACTCATCTACTTACTGAAAACTTTGTAGATAAGAAACAAAAAGAATATGATAATAGAGCACTTAAGTTTATTGACGATATGAAAACGAATACTTCACTAATTTCTATTATATTTATATCATATATGGTACTACAAAATGATACAATAAAAAAGGTATTACTATCTCGTTTTGAAAACTTCAATATTCCTTATTTAAATGTTGTTATATTAGCAGTTGTTCAAGTATTATTAGTATTTGTCTTTAAGAATGTTTTTTAGTTATATAACTTATACTATTCATTATAATCATCATACTATTTTTTCTTCTTTATCATTTTAATCATATTTGTTATATTATTATTTTTATTACCATAATCAATTATAGATAGATTATTATCTCTTTGAATATCGTAAGAACTTGATGAAGAGTTCTTTATATCTTGAATATGTGATACCAAAAGTATGGAATTATATATTGGTAATAGAGAATTTAAGAATGACGGGATTTTACTAAGATGATTCTGGTCACAACTTGAAAATCCTTCATCTATAAATAGTTGATTACATTTTTAACTTGATACTCCAATTGTTTATATAGTTATTCTTATACTTATATCTATAATGAACTTTTGATAACCACTTGCTTTATCAATAATTACTTTATTTCCATTATGTACAATAAACCAGTTAAATACATCTTTATTCCAACTAATATCAAGTTTCAATTCTTCATCATCACTTGACATATTTGAAATAATTAGATTCAGTTTATTTAAAATCAGTGGAAATAACTTTTCTTTGTACAACCATATTCTATAATCATTAAATATATCTATCAAAATATCTACTCCTTTCAATTTCAATTTTAAATTTTTTAATAGTTCTTTATAGTTTTTAATTTTTAAACATTCTTTCTCATAGATTTCATAAGATTTTCTGTAATTTATATATTTATTTGTAATATTATGATGATATTTTCTTTTCTTTTTAAGTTTTTCTTTCTTTTCAATATATGTAATCCATTTAGGTTTTAGTTCTAATAATGTTTTCCAGTATTCTAGATTCTCTTTATTCAATTTATCATTCTCATAATCTTTAATAATATCTCCTAAATACGATTTATACTCTTGTAATTCTTTCCAGTTATTCAATATATTTTTCTCAAATTCTTCATAATCTTTTTTATCTTTTTCATTTTTTTCTTTTTTACTTATCCATAAATCAAAATTTATTTTTTCATCAATTAAAGTTAATTTCTCATTAATTTTATCAAGTTTAATATTTAATTCATCAATAGTATTATAATTATTTTTGTTCATATGAAGTAATTCTTCTTTTTTCTCAATTAATACAAGTTGTTTTTTACATCCCTTTTCATTTTGCTTCAATTGATTATAAGTATCAAACCATTTTTCCAACTTTCCAATATTATTCTTTATATCCTCTATTTTTAATCCTTCTAGTTCAGTTTCTTTATCTTCTATCTTCTTTTTAAAACTGCTTATATTACTTTGTTTTAGTGATAATGAGTTTTCCAAATTATTTAATTGAATTTTCCAAGGTTGTTTCATACAACATTCACAATCTGGATTAAAAGGATAATCATTTTCATTTATCTCTTTAATTTGTTTCTCTATATTTTTACATTCTTCTTCATTTTTACTTATTATAGTCAAGTTATCTTCAAAGAATTTTAAGCAATCTTGATTAACTTTTAGTTGTTCTTTCTTTTTATCTAAACGCTTACAGAACTTATCCCATTTCTCTATTAATTTTACTAAATCTTCTTTTGTTTCTCCTACATTTATATTATTAATCTTTTCTTGAGTGCTTCTAATATCTTTTTGAATTTTAAATAATTCTTTTTCAATTTCAATCTTTTCAGTTTGTAATTTTTCTTTATCATTAATATCAATATCAGCTTCACCTTTATCAGATTCTTGTGCTTCCATTAATCTATTCAAGTTTTCATCAATTAATTTTTGTTGTTTATCTATCTCTTTCTTCTTTGGTACATTTCTGGAAAGCATTCCTTTACTAAGCGCTCTGATATTACAAGAAACATCACTCCAAAGAATATTACTACTACACAGAATCCTAGAGGAATCATATTGTATATTATAATATTCTAAAGTATCTATATAACTTTTTAAAATTGATAGTAATTCTCCGTTAAGTTCTAATATATCACTAATATTTTCAAAATCTTTTTTACCTACTAATTTACCATATTCATCTATCTTTTCATTTATTTTATCATCATCTAATTCAAAATTATTAATATTAATATGTGAAGGAAACTTTATTCCTTCTATTTCATTTTCTAATTCTTCTATACTATGTCCTACAACTTTACATTCTGTATCAAGTATTGATAGTTGTGTTTTATCTACCTTTGTATGGTTTATTTCCAACTCATTCAAAAGTGTATCAGTATGACTAATTGTATTCGAATAGTTTAAACTTGAATCTTTGAAAATTGTTGTTAATACATTTATAGAATTAAGTGACAAAGATTGATCCATTAGTTTTTTCTGGTCATTAAATGACAACGAAAATAAATCATTATCTGAGTTCTGGGTATGCATACAAGATTGAAAGAATGTGCTAATACTACCAATATTATTTTCAACCCATTGATTAATAGCAGTAATACCACAATGAACCAAAATTAGATTGTCAATTCCACCAGTCTTATTTATTAAATATAATTCAGCTTTCTGCTCAAGTTTCGTTTTGTCTGTTGATTTATAA